ACCCATCAGGTGGTGCAGAATCTGCAATGAGTGCAAGATTGATATCAGGACCTAGAAATTCTGGTTCAATAGGTGATGAAGCAGGACTTACCACTGGCAAATTGGTGGTTGCATCAGCTGATGACCACATTAGTGATTCAATCGTTACACAAGCATCTGACAATTCTAAAATAACAATTGATGGTGATTTAGGTGTAAGTGGTTCAATCGTTGTTGATAACACAATAATTGGTCCTGGAAGTATATTCTTACAACCAGATATTAACGATTCTTCGAAAAAACTTGAAATTTATAATACCGCCCCATCGGATGTTCATATTAAATCAACCAGTGGACAAACATTTTTAGGTGATGATACTAACTTTGTAAAAATTGATGATTCCGCACAAACGATAACTATTACTGGTGTAAATGGTGTATTCATTAATAATTCATTAGATGTAACTGGTCCAATAAGTGCATCAGCAGGATTTAGTGGTTCAATCGCAGGTATTGGAAACGTAACCGCATACTCTTCATCGGTAAGTGCTTCATTAGCAGCAATCGTTGCAAATGTGGGTAGTGGTGTTGGAGTTTCAATTGATAACTTAAACTTATTTAGTGGTTCACAATTAACACAAAATGGTACATTAGCAACTTACACTGCTTCAGTTGATACAAGATTAACTGAAATTGGTGTAGTTAGTGGAAGTTTAATCGCTTCGGCATCAACTGCTAAAACAACAAACGATACACAGGATGTTAGATTAACTAATATTGAATCGTTTAGTGGTTCACAATTAACTCAAAATGGTACATTAGCAACCTATACTGGAAGTGTTGATACAAGGTTAACTGAAATTGGTGTAGTTAGTGGTTCATTGATATTATCTGCTTCAGCAGCTAAAACAACAAACGATTCACAGGATGTTTCGATAACAAACTTAAACTCATTTAGTACTAGTGTAAACATTTCTGTTACGGCGTTAAATAGTTCATCGGCATCACAACAAACATCTATTGATGCATTGAATAGTTATACTTCTTCAAATACATCAACAAATGCTTTAAACGCGTTTACTGCATCGGCTGAAACTAGATTTACTGAAATTGGTGTAGTTAGTGGTTCATTAATCTCTTCAGCATCAAACGCTGCAAGTAGATTAACTACATTAGAAGGCACAGGTACAATACAAGGTTTAGGTACTGGCAATAACGTAACATTTGCAAAAGTAACAACGACGGGTGATGTAGTAGTAGGTGGTGATTTAGTGGTACAAGGTAATACCGTAACATTAAATACCGCAACATTAGTAGTTGAAGATAAATTAATTACATTAGCGAGTGGTTCAACATCTTCCGCAACCGCAGATGGAGCAGGATTTGAAGTAGCAGGCGCGAGTGCAAACTTTATTTACCAACATTCAACAACTGCATTTACTTCATCAGTAGCATTAATCGCACCTGCGGTTACCTCATCCTTTAATTTAGGTTCGGCAGCAGGAAGTTCTAAAAGAGTAGCATTCCGAAACACAAATGGTAATTTGGATTTAGTTCCGACCGCAAGTATAGCTGGAGATTTACTACAATGGGATGGTACTGATTTTGTAATGAGTAACATAGTTGATGGTGGTTCATTCTAAATAATAATCCCCTTCTTTAGGAGGGGGTTTTTAAAAATTATTAATGGACAAAAAACATCAAATATAATGGCTCAAAAAATATTACAAAAACGGTCGCTGACATCAGGAAAAGTTCCTGACACTGGCTCCCTATTAGTAGGTGAGTTAGGTATAAACGTATATGATGGTAAGGTTTATTTACATAAATCTGGTTCTTCACAATCAATTGAAACATTAGTTACTACCAATTCAACCACAACGGGTTCCATCTATTTAACAGGAACGGGTTCATTTGGAGAAGCTAGTATCACATTTGACGCAAATGTTGGACAAGATTTATATGTAACTAGAGATATCATTGGAAATGGTGATATTGATATAGCAGGAGCAGTATCTGCATCTATTGTATCAGCATCTGTATTCATTGGTAATGGTGCTCAATTGACGGGAGTTACCGCATCAATGAGACCTGATGATTTTGATTTCAATTCAGAACCATTTGCAGGGACAATCGGATATATACAAGGTAGTGGTTCTCTTTACAAAGTAGCAACTACACCAACCGCAGTAGAATTTAGATACAACGATGAAATTAGAGGAACTTTTACAACTACAAATGGGTTTAGTGGTTCACTTTATGGAATCGGTGATGTATTAGCATTTAGTGGTTCAGTAGCTAATAGATTAGCAGCTTTAGAATCTGGTTCAGATGCAGGAGAATTTTAAACAATTATAAAAATATTATATATTTATAAAGGTACTATACATATAGTACCTTTTTTTTGTTACACAACTTAAAAATCTATAGACCATATATATGGCACAAAGTATTATACTAAAGCGTTCATCGCTACCTGGAAAAGTACCCGATACGGGCTCATTAAATGTTGGTGAAATAGCAATAAATACTTACGATGGTAAGTTGTTTATTAAGCGTTCGGGAAATTTAGATTCTATTGAAGGAATTGTAGTAACGAATTCAACTACAACAGGTTCAATAACTCTAACAAAAACTGGTTCATTTGGTGAATTAATAGTAGTACAAGATGCCAATATTCAAAGAGATTTATATGTAACAAACGATATTATTGGTGCTGGAGATATTGATATTACTGGAAATATTACTGGTAGTTCCGCATTATTAAGTGGAAGTTTAATATTAAGTGGTTCACAAACCATAACAAACAATTTAACCGTATTTGGTGAAGTAAATTCACTACTATTTAATATTAGTGTAATTTCATCATCTATAATTTTTCAAAGTGGTTCAACTAAATTTGGAGATACATCCGATGATATACATTCATTTACAGGTTCAGTTTCCGTAAGTGGCTCCTTATTAGTAAATGGAACAGAAGTAGGAGTAGCACCTGGCCCAAATACATTTGATTTTAATTTAGACCCAGAAGCAGCAGGAACTGTAAACTTTATAGAGGATAGTACAGGAAATACACAAGCAATTGCTAGAACTGGTTCTTTTGATGTTTTAGTAAACGGAAATACTTATTTATCAGTTAGTGCATCTGCTATAAATGTAACAACAGGTAGTATAACTGCAAACTATATGCACTTGGCAAAATATATTTCAGAATCAGGTGATTTAGATTTTAATATTTAAGATATTTATACAAAACAGAAATAACAATAAATGGCAGCTATATTTCAAATAAGAAGAGGTTCGGGTTCAGTATCATTAAGTGATGGTGAATTATATGTAAACAAAGGACCTGACTCGTTACAATACGCAGTAGGTGATAAAGAAATTACTTTAGCAAAATTAGATGAACTGAATACTGGTTCATTATATTTAAAAGGTGGAATTTCTGCATCTGGAGATATTACTGCATCAAATTTATATGTATCGGGTAATGTTGTATTAGGTGGAACAATTACAATTGGTGATTCTACATCAGATAATGTAATAGTAAACTCACCATTTAGTGGTTCAATTATTCCATCAGGTTCAAACGTATTTGATTTAGGTAGTGACACTTATAAATATAGAAATATACACGCAACATCTATATCAGGAGCAATAGCAGCAACAAATGGTGTGATATCTGGTTCATCTCAAATATCTGCATTATTAGATTCTTTAAACTCATTCAGTAGTTCACAATTAACTCAAAATACTGCATTAGGAACTATTAGTGGTTCATTGATTAGTTCAGCATCAACTGCTAAAATTACAAATGATTCACAGGATGTTTCAATAACTAATTTGAACTCTAATTCTGAAAGTGTAAATATTTCAGTTGCAGCATTAAACTCAAAGACGGGTTCATACGCAACTACTGGTTCTAATATTTTTATTGGTAATCAAACCATTACTGGTTCCTTAACTATTAGTGGTTCATCTACTTTTAGAAATATAGGACCAACAATACTATCTGGTTCAGTTTTAGTGAGTGGTAGTATTAATTCCGATGGGTTTGAGTTAGATGCATCATTGACAACAAATATACCTGCGTTAAATTCTACATTTAATTCAGATTTTTCAAGTTCTGCTTCAACCTTTATTAACAAATCATTGGTATTAGGTGATGGTAAGGTATTAGTAGCTGGTAGGTTTGAAAGTGTAGATGGACATATTACCAATGATATAGCAAGATTTAATTCAAATGGTAGTATTGATACTTCTTTTTCTTCACCTATATTTAGTACAACAATTGGGGGTGATACTAGTGGATTGATAAACACATTTGTTACCCAGTCTGATGGTAAAATTATTGTAGGTGGTACTTTTAGTAGAGTTAATAATATTTCAAGAGCAGGACTTGCAAGATTAGATGTTAATGGTTCATTGGATGCAACATTTGCAGTTCAGTCTTGGGGTTCATTTGGGGAAGTTAGAGATATTGTAATTCAAAACGATGATAAAATAGTTTGTGTAGGTAATTTTACATCAGGAAGTAGACGAGTAAATTCAGATGGTAATCTTGATACTTCTTTTGATATAAATCAAGGAAATTCTCAACCAACCGCATTCAATAATGGGGAGTTTCATTCAGTAGCATTGTTGGATAGTGGTTCCGAACAAGCAATTTTAATTGGTGGTGAATTTCAGGCTTGGGGTTCATTTTCTAATTACAAATTTATTGTAAAACTTCATCCTAGCGGTGCTTTAGATTCGGGATTTGCTGGTACTAATTTAAATATAGCTACTGGTAATAGTTTAGATAGAATTAAAAAAATTAAAGTAGGTGATGCCTACTCCGTAGGTGATAATGGTTATATCTATATTGCTGGTAGATTTAGAGATACGTTAGCAGGACCAAATGTTAGGAATGCTGGATTTGCAAGATTAACAACCGCAGATGAAGGTAATGGAGCGGGTGCGTTTGATAGTGGATTTAGAACATATATAAGTGGTTCAGACCAAAATCTTTCGGGTGTATCCGTATATGTAAATGATTTTGATTTCTACGATAGTGATAAAATCCTATTAGGTGGTAACTTTATCACCGTTGGTATTCCTGGATACTCTACCACATCCGCTAACAGATTTGCAATAGTAAGTCAAAATACTGGTAATATCATAAGTGGATGGGCTGCTTCAGGCAGTGCTTCTACATATAATTTAAACACTGGTAGTGTAAATTCGGTAACACTTATTCCTTCTACCACAAATGTGTTAGTAGGTGGTACATTTACTAGTGCTAGTTCCCCGTTAACCGCAAGAGAAGGTTTGGCAAGTTTGAAATTAGCTGGATTAGGTAATGTAACAACTACATCTGAATACACAATTACTGCAAATGTAAATGAATTATTGATTAGTTCATCTAATACATACTTTAGTGGAAATATAACTGCATCTGTAATTAGTGCCTCATTTGTAGGTGATGGTAGTGGATTGACGGGTGTAACCGCAGAAGATGTAGAATTTCAAAATATTTTAAACAAACCAACACTAATATCTGGTTCATCTCAATTAAGTGGAACTACTATTACGGATTTAACTATTATTAATCTAACAACCGTTAATGAAACTGCATCCGTTATATTTAGTAGCGGTTCTAATCGATTTGGCGATTTTGGAGATGATACACATTCATTTACAGGTTCAGTTCAGATAAGTGGTTCAACTATAATAACAGGTAGTGTATCAGCAACATCATTTAACGGAACAATAAATGCAACAAATGATGTAGTATCGGGTTCATCGCAAGTTGATATTACTTTAACAACTAATTATACAACATTTAGTAGTTCAGTTGCAACATCAATAAGTGCATCAGTTGCAGCAGGAACTCCAACTTTTGAAAATATAACTGGTAAACCTGCAGGATTAGTAAGTGGTTCATCACAAGTATCTACATTATTAGATTCTTTAAATACATTTACATCATCATTTAGTGAATCAGTATCCGCTTCCATAGCCGGATTAGCATCATCATCTGGATTCATTAACTATGTAACTAATAGTGTTCAAAGTTTAACTGGAATTGAAGTTGCGGATTATAGTACAGATGTTGCAGTTACATTTATAAATGGAACTTTAAAATTTATATTCGGAACACCTGCAATACCAACATCAATAGCAACATCTTTAAGTGGATTTGAAACTAATAGATTTAATAATGTAAATGATGCATATATTGTAAATGGTACTTGGAGTAATCAGGGATATACATTGGTAAGTGCATCTTTATATGAAGGTTCTACCTTATTAACTGAAGTTGGTAGTGGAACATCACTATCATACAACGCAACAACATCTGGTTCACACACATATAGATTGGAATATACTGCAAGTTCTCCATTAGATGGTACTTTATATAAAACTTCTACTACGGCTACTGGAACAATTTCAAAATCAAATCCAGCAGCACCAACTTTAACTCCAACTGCAACCGTACAATTAGGTGCAAGTGGAAATCAAATAGAACAAGGTGCAACAGGTAGTATTTCATTTACATCATCATCTGCAAATCCTTCTAATAATTGGAATTTAGTAAATACTACAACAAATGTGGCAACACCATATTATGTAACAGGTTCAGCAACGGGTTCTACTTCAATTAGTATAACTGCAACTGCAAATTACGAATCTCCATTAGGTGAGAATATTCCTGATTTAACAACAACATCAACTGCAACTACTACTTATACAAAAATTAGAAGTTTAAGATATGGTGCGAGTACTGCAACATCGTTTACCGAAGGTGAATTAGAAAATATTGGTGCCTGGGATACTACATTGGGTGGTAATATTGGAACCATTGCAAAAGGAACAACAACGGCAAGTGGACAAAGTGTAACAATAACTTGGACTGGTGATAAATTCCATTACATAGTATTTGATTCAGCAAGAGCAAATTTAACAAACATTACATCAGCTGGATTTGGACTATTTGGTTCGTTTACACTAACAACAGTTGGTAGTTATAAAGTTTATAAGATAAATACTTTGCAAGCAGGTGGTGCAGGAAGTAGTATAACATATACATTAACATAAAATAAAAATAAGAAATGGCAATTATATTACCTAGTGGTTTTAACATAACAAATAGTGACCCAGTTGATGCTAGATTTAGTTTAGCTGACCAAACATCCCGTTACGCTTTATCATCTGCTAATGTATATGAGGGGTTAATAGTTTTTCAACAAGATAGTGGTTCAGTTTGGATATTAACCGATAGCTCAAATGTTGGAAATGATTTTGGTTGGACTCAAATACAAATAGGAACTATAGCTACTGCCATATTTTCGGGTTCTTCAGAAATTGTAATTGATGACTTAAATGGATTCGTTAATTTTCGAGATAGTTTGCTTGGTGATATTGCTGAAAAACTATCTATAACATCTTTTAACGAATATACTGCAAGTCAATCAACAGGAAGTTTGGCAACAACGGGTTCAAATTCATTTATTGGTAATCAAACTATAAGTGGTTCATTAAATGTAACTGGTTCGGTTAATATTAATAATGTTATTAAATTAACACCCGTAACAACTTTCCCAAATGGAGAAGCTGGAATGTTAGTAGCATCATCATCGTATGGTAAAACAAATTTATATATGTATGATGGTTCTGATTGGAAATGGTTAGTTACAGGTTCAATCGCATAATTTTATATAAATCCTGTTCCAACCACCATTATTAATTCAATTAATCAAAGAATTATTGGCTAAAATTTAGAGTTTAGAAAATAAATAAATATTTATATACATAACATAATTAATCGTACTAAAAAAAAGGTAAACTAGATGGCACTTAAATTTAGACGTGGGACAACCGCACAACAATCAGGTTCGTTAGCATTCGGAGAACCATTCGTAAACACAACATTAGGAACTCTATTAGTCGGTGGTCCAAACGGAGATATCGTATTATCGGCAACAGGTACAGGCAGTACCGGAAATTTCGGACCAATTTCAGGTTCTGGGTTAGATATTACTGGAAATGCAAATATTGCAGGTAATTTAAGATTAGGTGGAGCAATTACAATTGGTGATGCATCATCCGATACTATTAATGTAATAGCATCTGTAAGTTCATCAATTATCCCTTCAATCACAAACGCATTTGATTTAGGTTCTGAAGATTATTTCTGGAGAGATATTTATGTTTCAACTGGTTCAATCAAATTTGTTGGAGCAGCGGGAAACATAGTAGGTACTTTAACAAATGTTGGTAATGGTTTAAATTTGGATGCGGGTATAGTTACAAAAGGTGATAGTTCATTTGGTACATCATCATTAGCAGTAACATCAATAACAGGTTCATTAAGAGTTAGTGGTTCAATTACAACAATAGGTTCTGCAACTGCAACATCATTTAATGGTACAATAAATGCAACAAATGGTGTAGTAAGTGGTTCATCACAAATAACATACGCAAATATTAGTTCAATACCATCGGGAATAATTTCGGGTTCATCTCAATTAAGTGGAACTAGTATTACAGATTTAACTATTATAAATTTAACAACTGTTAATCAAACGGCAAGTGTTTTATTTAGTAGTGGTTCAAATAAATTCGGTGATTTTGGAAATGATACACACGAATTTACTGGTTCAGTACAAGTTAGTGGTTCACTTACAACAATAGGAACATCAACTGCAACATCATTCAATGGTACAATAAACGCAACTAACGGAGTAATCTCTGGTTCATCTCAAATATTAGGTGGAAGTGGGTTAGTAAGTGGGTCATCACAAGTAACTTTACAATCAACTACCGGATTTACTGCTTACGACACCGCATTAGCAACTATTACTGGTTCATTAATTAGTTCAGCATCAGCAGCTAAAACTACAAATGACTCACAAGATGTAAGTATTACAAATTTAAACTCTGCAACTGCAAGTTTATTGATTGAAACTGCTAATTTAGAAACATTTAGTGGTTCTGCATTAACTAGATTAACTAATTTAGAAACAACTTCTGCAAGTTTATTGATTGAAACTGCTAATTTGGAATCATTTACATCTTCAATTAATACAACTATTAAATCAAAGTTGGATGCTGATGGTGTAATATCTGGTTCATCTCAAATTACTGCAGGTTCTACTACAAATTTTGCAACTGATGTAAAAACAAGATTAAATGCAGAAACAGTAGTTAGTGGTTCATCTCAAGTAACATTATCATCTACAACGGGTGGCGGTACATCTGCAGCAGTTCAATTCGGTTCATTAGGTATCGGTATGGCTGCATCAGTAACTACAGGTAGAATAGATGCAACAAATGATATAGTAGCATTCTCATCTTCTGATATTCGTTTCAAAGAAAACATAAAACCAATTGAAAACGCAATCGACAAAATCAGAAAGATTAGTGGTAACACTTATGATTGGAAAGAAGAAAACAAAGTTGAGCACGGATACGAAGGAAACGATGTGGGTGTAATTGCACAAGAAATTGAGGCAGTATTACCACAATTAGTTCAGACAAGAGAAAGTGGATTCAAAGCAGTTAAATACGATAAGTTAGTAGCCCTTTTAATTGAAGGTATTAAAGAACAACAATTACAAATAGAACAATTACGAATAGATTTAAATAATTGCAGAAATAAAGGTTTATAATTAATGTATGATGTTTACTACACCACCGCTGGAGGTCCTTGGTTCAATAGCGGTGCTGATATGTGGGTAACCGAATGGATAAAAGAAGTGGCTCCTCATTTAGAAGTGAAGCCACTTCTTCTTTTCCATAGACATAGACCTAACAACTATGAAGAATTTCCAATTGATATCGACCATATTTGGGAAACATCCGAAGATAAAATCATTGAAATATTAGAAGGTGCAAGACGAATACATATTCTTCATGGCCATTACACTCCAACCAGAGCTATTCATCAAAATTTGGAAAAGATTGATTCAATTATTTTCCATAATTTAACAAAAGTGTCTTTATTGGCACAAATGGAGAAAGATGAATATTTACATTGGTATGGTAATTGGGAATATGAAAGCGAATTAATTAATAAAATTAAAAATAAAGTTTGGGTAGGATTATACCATTTTCCGTATAAAACAGAAAATTTATATCACATCCCAAATGTTTATGAATTTAAACAAAATAAACAACTTTCTAAATCTATTGAGATAGGATACGCCGCTAGAGTAGAAGGTAGAAAGAATGTTGAATATATGGATGGGTTAGGTGGATTTATTTCTACAAATTCAGAAACATTCAACAAATACTATAAAAAGAAATATGGATTCAAATTCGAAAAATCCAAAGTTTACAAATTTGATTATAAATTTAAAGAAAGGTTCTATGAACTTGATTGGGGAATCTCTCATTCTTGTTTTGAGCACGAACCCTTCGGATATGGTATATTTGAGGCAGTGGATTACGGTAAACTTCCCATATTACATGAAGATTGGCATATTCCACTTGATTACAAATATAAAGCGAATAATGCGGAAACATTTAAAAAAACCTACCAATTAATTTGTGAGGATAGTTACGAAACCCGTAAAATAGAATTCCAAAAACTTAAAAATTGGATGATAAAGCACTTTTCAAACAAAGAAGTATGGAAAGAAAAACTTTTAGATATTTATAACGGAGAATAACACATACGAATATGCCAAGAACTAATTTATCATTAGGAAATTTATATAGAGCAGTTAGCGGGTCAGCCCGAACATCTCAAGCAGTTTCCATTGGTGGACTATCTGGAGGAGCATCTAATAGTTCATTTACCGCATTTGCAATAGACTCTGTAACCCCAAATTTACCAACTTTTACTTACATTGTAGAAAGTACAGAAGAAGCGGCAACATTTTCTTTTGGAACTGCGGGTACATTACATGGAAGTAAAGTAGGTAGTGTTTCGGCAAATTATTCAGTAACATTTAATAATGCAAACTTTACGGTAGGTTCACCCACTTTAGGTGCATCTCCATCATTTCCAATAACTCCTGCATCAATCGCTCAATCAACATATTCAGAAGCATCTTCTGTATTATCTATGAAGTATGAAGATGGTTATAATTTAGCAGCAACTGGCTATAATTCAACATCTACTAAAACATTATACGCAGTAGATGTTTACAATACAATTAACCAACCTGATTTCTGTTTATTATTTGGAACAAAAATAACTAAAGCGGATGGAACTATTGTAAATGTAGAAGACCTTTCGGTAGGTGATACTATTAAAGCGTGGGTACCAGCGGGTTTACCAGATGAAGGCCAGGATTCAGAATCAGACCAAGTTGATTGGAGATTCTATATGTTAGAAAATCAATCTGGTTCATATCAAGAAGTAAATGTAGCAGATATTGTGTTTAACTTTGCAAGTGGATATTATGATTTAAACAATGGTTTAATCAAATCAACTGGAACTCACCCTCTTTGGGTTTGGGATAGTGAAATTGAAAAATATCGTTTCAAAAATGTTGAAGATGTATTACCAGGTGATTTAGTAGTAACATACGATTCGGTGACAGGTTTAAATGAGATAGAAATTACTGATATTGAGGTAATAATTGAAGATGTTGAAATTGTAACCATAAATGTGGAGAATGCTGACGTTTATTTAGCAAACGGTATTGTATCACATAACAAAGGAACTACTACACAACCACCAATTCCATCTGCTGGATTGAGAATGTATTTAGACCCATCTAAAGCATCATCAACTGCAGGAACAACAACGGCAGATTGGTTAGATTTAAGTGGATATAATACGGGTGTTAGACCAGCAGGTGTTCAAAATGCAGCAGGTATAACTGGTACTAATCCTGGATATAATAATGGTGTAGGTAGAAAAGAAAAGTATTTCACAATAGGAGGAGCTACTACATTTTGGTATAAAGATAGAAGTACGAATATCAATGGTGGTATAACTCAATTTGATACTTCTGCTATGACATATATTACTTGGATAAGAGCAACTGCATTTACAAATTCCACTTCGTTTGGGTTATTCCAAAAGAAAGGTGCGGATGTGGATTATGGATTCTCATTAGATACACAAGCAACTATTACTCAATTGACATTTACAACAAGCAGAGGTAGTGATAATAACGGAAAAGTAATATCCCCATCTACAAATGTTTGGTATCAAGTTGCATTAACAGTATCGGCAGCGGCAGGTAGCACAATATATTTAGATACGACTAATTTGGGCAATATCGCATTAAGTGCATTTGCAGCAACATCATCGTATAACATTTTTGTAGGTAATAACGGAACAAATGCAGGCTACACACAAAATGGGGCATATCAACAAGGACCCGCACTATTCTATAATAGAGTATTAACATCAACCGAAATTACACAAGTATATGATTATTTTTCTCCAACATACAAATAGTAATTTGTTGTTTTGAAAATAATTTTAATATTTATATTAAGATAATAAAAATTTTAAATTAGCATATAAAATGGCAGACAAAATAGTATCACCAGGTGTATTTACTAAAGAAAATGACCTTTCATTCTTACAACAAGGGGTAGCAGATATTGGTGCAGCATTTATTGGACCTTTTAAAGAAGGACCATTAGTACCTACAATCGTAAATTCACAAGCAGAATTTGAAAGACTATTTGGAGCAGCAGATGGTACATACCTCACTCCATTAGCAGTACAAAATTATTTAAGAGAAGCAGGAACTGCAACAATTTGTAGAGTTGGTGGTGTTGGTGGATATACCGAAACCGCTCCATTATTGATTAGTGCACTTAATTTAGGGCAAATCGATACATTAGTATCAGCATCTGCTCTTACAAATTATACTTCATCGACAGGAACAGATACGGGAACCGCATCTATTTATTTTGTAGGTGGTACATTCGCAACAAATCCATCGGCATCGGTAACAATTGCAGGTGGTGTAATTACGGCAATTACTATTTCTGAAAAAGGAAGTGGATTGACAGTAGCACCTACTTCAATATTTGTATCTCAATCGGTAACGGCAACACGTTATCAAGCAACTGGCTCATTTAATATCACATACGATGTATCTGGTTCAACTGCAGCAATTTTATTCAATACATCTACTGGTTCAAATGCGGGATTTGCATCGGCAACGCTAGCAGATAATGATGGACAAGGTGATTTTTATTTAGGTGGAGGATTAAACGTATCCGCATCTTTAAAATTAACTGATGTAAATGATGTTGAAGCAGTATTTGGAACATCTCCATTCGGTGCTAAACCAGCGTATGTAAATGGATATTTCAAAAATAGTGGTATAAACTTTGATTCACACGCATCTTGTTCTATAAATGTATTGGGTGACCAGGATTTTACTTTTGATGCGCAAGAGGCATTAACACCTACAATCAAATCTCAAACTATTTCTGGTGACAGATATGATTTATTCCGTTTTGAAACAATTGGTGCTGGAAATGCAGCAAATACAAAAGTTAAAATTGGTATCACTAATATTAAAGCAGCAGGTTCGGTAAGCGGTACTG